CATACGCATGTCGTCCAAGATCGTCTGGGGGCGATTTGGGAACGGAGAAGTGCCGATCCCATCTTGGCCGTCGATCAGCAACACTTCACCAGGTTCGTCCGTCAGAACAGTTGAGCCGGAGCGAATCCCGACGGGATCGTAATGCGCCTTTGGATCGGCGACACGGAAGATGATCCTCGGAATCGCGAACAAGGTGTCGGCGGACGGCACTTCACCGGTCGGACCGGACGGTTCGAGATCCGTGACAACGAGCTCGGAGGCGTGAGCGAGGCCGTAATAGAAGAGCTCGGTAGACGAAACGTTCACTGAGAAGATGATGCCGCCGTCTTCCGGCCCTTCAGTCTCGAGGCGACGGGTGATGTAATGGGAGGCGGCCAGACGGCTTACGTTCTGCAGTAAGTTGTCGGAGAAAGCCGCATTCAGCACCTCGCCAATCGGTTTCACGTGCGCCTCGGCGACAGCGACCGGCGACTGGACGACGTAGTCCTTCCGATCGATGAAACGAGAGACCTGAGGGCGGAGAGAGACGGAATCGTTCCGAGTAACGACCGCGCCGACAATCTTACCCGAGGGCATGCGCACGAGCTCGTGTGAGTACAGGGCTTTCAGCTGCTCCAACGTGACGACGCTGAAGCGACGCAACTCGCGTAGGCGAAGGACGGTGTACGCGATCGCTTCCTTCAGATCGAAATCGGGAGTAGAGATCGGCATGCCCGCCATATGCAGCGCGTCGACGGCAAAGGAGGCGTTCGACGCAAGAAGTGACAAGTCGGGGTGATCCCGAACATGCTCCGGGAGATCGGGGGAGTTGATCATGAATCGCCCGGTCAAAATCGCGCTATCTTTCAACCACTTGTCATACTTAATCGCGTTCTGCAATTGTTGGCCAGCTTTGATGAATGCCGGCGAGAGTATGGCCTCAGTCGCGGACGAATTGAACTCTTTCAAGCTCTTGAAACCGGCGGCAAGCTCGACAGCTTCGAGTGCTTCCGTAATGTCGGCGACACGCGCCGCGTGCGAGATTGAGCGGAAGGACGCAACAGGGTCTTCATGGTACGAAAACTCGACTGCGCCCTCGAACGGCACCATCGTGCTCATAGCGTTATACGGAAGTGCGACGAGCGCAGTCAGCACACGAGCGAGCGCCCGTTTCGGATCCGACGGAGAACTCGACGCGCCAACAGTCGAGCAGACGGTTCGAAAGAGCGTCGCGTAATCGATCGTCAAGACGTCACGTTTGTACCGCGTGTTAGGCCGAACGAGCTTGTCGTTCAGCGAGCGCAGGAAGTTGAAGTCCTGCAACGCCGCCGACACGTCGGCGAGGAGATCGTGTTTCGCGATGATCTCTGCCAGACTTTCCATTTTCGAACGCGGACCGCCGACTGTAGAACCGTATAGGCCCGGCGCGCGATTGTCCAGCATGAGGTTGAGGAAGCGAGGAATCGCGACAGTTCGCCCGCTGGTCGGGGCCATTGCTGCGATCGAGTGAATACCGACGCGGAGATCTTCCGTATCTTTACCACGCGTGATGACAAGGTTGTCGTCGACAAGTTTAATTGGCATTTCCGTTTCTCCTTAGGAGTTGTTTAAGATGGTAGCGATTAACGATTGTGGAAAGCGACTGAGCCAGTACGATCGACGCCACCGCGCATTGCGATCGTTGGAGCCTTGTAGTCGGTAAGCGCAAGCTTGGACTGAAAGTTCTGATAATTGATCCAATTACGCGTCGACGCGTATCGACTGGTCATCCGCAGGGATCGGTAGTCCTCCATTCGAATGACAGCGGAGACGGCGCCGTTGGCAGCTTCCACATAAGCATCGAAAGCCGTGTCGTCGTCGGACATGGGGTTGATGATGACAATGAGACGCCGCTGTAGGGACGTCGCGACTTCGTCGAGGTCTGAGAGGGCCGCGAAGAGGGTCATGTTGACGCCACCTTTACCAGTCGCACCACCCGATGCAGAGTAGAAAAGATAGCGAAGCGAGTCGATGATCGTCAGCTCAGCACCGTCCTCGGAGAGGAGGTTGTGCGCTAGCGCCAGCGCTAGCTCTTGCTCGAAGATGGCCTTCTTCACGTTCCCATCTTTAACACGAGAGAAGTAGGCGTCATTCCCTGGTTCGCGGTGGCGGATATACTGTGCCGTGCAGATTTGACCGGCCACTGCTTGAGCGAAGAGGTGCTCGTACGCGAGTAACGTCTTACCCGTGGCGGCTTTACCGAGAAGAACGGTCACACCGACCGGGATTTCCAAAGTCGATCCACCCAACGAAAAGGGACGCGTGAGAGGCAGTCCATCGCGTTCGACACGAGTCCAAGACTGTTTTTCAGCGATTATCGCGTCGTCGACTGGCACGACGCTGTCGTTCTTCGCGCGAACGAAGAGATACGTTTGAGCAAGTGAGAGCCCCAAGTCGGACTTACCGAGCATGTCGGAAAGGCGAGCGAAAGCGCCGATTTTTGTCTTCGCTGCCTCGCGGACGAGAGGTTCTTCGGTCGCATCGATGTGCGTTTGTGTGGTTAGCTGTTTCGCCATTAGTGATCTCCTTTAATGAAGTTGATTGTTTGTGGGCGCTGCGGAGCTGGCATAAGGCTGCGCCAGATCCGAAGCGAATAAGTGACTGACACGTGGCCACACGTCGTCGACAGGTATCTTCGTCTGAACCTCATCGAGGACGTCGGGTGAAACTTGAGACTCGTCATATTTGTACAACAAAGTCTCCGGTTTATACCTGACCTCGGCGTCAATGTGGGACCAGTGAGCCCGAGCTCGCTGCTCCGTGTAATGCTCGGCTGAGATCGACGTCGGATTCTTTCCGTAAGTCTCAAAGAACAAAGTTTCGTATTCTTTGAAGGCCACGGAGTACGACGGTGAGTTGTGTCTGAGCGCTGTAGTTCCGTAGTGACGCCGCCTTTCACGATCACCGATCGCCCAGAAAGACTTTCGACGAGCGGAGTCGACGCCCTGTTCGGGCACCCACCAGTTCGAGAAGAAGGACACAATATTCGGTGCCAGGTCAAGGTCTCCGTCGTCGTTCCGGAAGGGAACGTTGCCCAGAAACGATATAGGCGTCTCGAGCTCAACTTTGAAGTAGTCAGTCTCGAAGTCGCCTCTTGACAGAAAATTGTAGAACGTCTCATCGTTCGTCATGATGACGGCGTCGTCGGAAGCGTCGAGCAGCGCGTATTTCGAGTGCTCGCCCTTCAGAATTTCACCAATTCCGAACTCAAGTACATCATGGAAGTGATCGTCAATCAAGCAGAGGTACTGCGAGGTCATTAACCACTTACCGAAGTCCGGATTGAACGACATTCCCGAAGCGAGTCCGACGCAGAGGCTGAAGGTTTTCGGGTCGAAGGGGTCGTCACCGAAGAAAGGATCATAGCTGGCGTCAGCCGGTCCATCGCCGATCCACGGCCACGGGACGATGTATGGAGCAAAGCAAATTAGACGATGCAACTCAGCGACTCGGGCATCGTGCATCTCACCAATTACCGCGCAGCCCTCCTCAAGGAGGAAGCGACGAACGGATTGGTCGAACTGCTTAACATCACCGCCAACAAAGAACTTGTAGCCCTTCATTTTGCCGAGGATTTCAGCAGGGGTGCGGTGCTTCCACGTGAACGCGTACTCCGAGAGATAGTGCTTCCGATGAGCCGACCAGAAGGACGCGCAGACGTAGTTCGGTACGAAAGCCATTCCGTAAACAGAGCGCCGACGATAGGCGAAGTGATCAGGAATAACCGAGCCCGAGATGCGGACGGACTTGTCAGCAAGGAAGCGGCGACCCTCTGTGCCACCAGTCCGAGCTGAAAGCTCGTCGTTGACTTCACGAGGTTTTGGTTCAAAACCTCGGTCCGTCTTGTAGACTGCATCAGGCTGCCCACGCTCTCCTGTCGTGTAGACGATCGGCGCATTGAACTCAGT